GTACTACGATAAGGAGTACAGTCTTTCACGCCTTACCACTGAGGCGTATATCCGCGATCCGAGGTTTCAAGTTATCATGCTTGGCATGCGTATGCCGGATGGGGAGCATAGGGTGCTCACGGGAGAGCACCATGAGATACAGTACGAACTAGACAAGATCGACTGGAGCAAGTATGCAGTCTGTGCACACCATACCCTCTTTGATGGCGCGATACTTTCGTGGATATTCAACGTCAAGCCTGCCGCATGGCTGGATACGCTCTCGATGGCACGTGCAATGTTCGGCCCGAAAGGGAACTCCCTCGCTGCACTAGCGAAAAGATACAACCTACCTGACAAAGGCAACGAAGTTGTCAACATGATGGGGCGACGCAGGGAGTCACTGCTGCCCTATGAATTCGACCGGTATGCTGCCTACTGCCTGCACGACGTAGACCTATGCTACGATCTATTCAATCTTATGTATGAAGGATGGTATGATCTTGAGTCGGTGGATATGCGAGGGAAGTACCCGATTCAAGAACTGAAGATCATCGACCGCGTACTGCGTATGTTCACTGAGCCGAAGCTTATCCTCAATGAAGAGAAGTTACAGGCACACCTGAACTACGTGCAGGAGAAGAAGGAAAAACTGCTCGCTGAATGCAGCGTCAGTAAAGAGGATTTGATGTCCAACCCGAAGTTCGCAGAGGTGTTGCGTTCATTCGGTGTGGAGCCGCCGACGAAAGTGAGTCCGACGACAGGCAAGGAAGCATTCGCGTTTGCGAAGACCGACGCGGGATTGAAAGCACTGCTTGAGCACGATGACCTGCTAGTACAGACCGCCGTCGCTGCACGCCTGGGTGTGAAGAGTACGTTGGAGGAGACTAGGACGGAGAGATTCATAGGAATAGCGAAGCGTAGCCCGCTGTTCCCAGTGCCGATTGCATACGGGAATACAAAAACTCACCGCCTTGCCGGCACTGATAAAATCAACATGCAGAACGTGACATCACGCGGCGCAGAAGGTGGGAAATTAAAGTCATGCATCGAAGCACCACCAGGGCATGTCATCATTGACTGCGACTCGTCACAGATCGAAGCCCGCGTATTAGCATGGCTATCTGGGCAAGACGATCTGGTCGAAGACTTCCGCACCGGGGTCGATGTGTATTGCAAGATGGCGTCACGTATCTATGGACGTGAGGTGACGAAGGAAGATAAGGAACTTCGCTTTACAGGGAAAACCGTGATCCTCGGTGCGGGTTACGGCACCGGTGGAGGGAAATTACAACTGACGTTGAGGAATGCTACCCCGCCGATGGAAGTCTCTTTGGGCGAATGCGAACGTATCATCAGTGTCTATCGCACCACGTATCCAGCGATCAAGCGACTCTGGACTCAAGCTAATCGTGCTATTCAGGCGATGCACAGTGACCAGGGCATGTGGCTGGGCCGCGAAGGGGTGGTATGGATCGACGGCAAATGCGGTGTCAAGATGTCTAGCGGGCTGTATATTCAGTACCCACAGCTTCATAAGAGTGGAGAGGAATGGCAATACAAGGATGTAGACGGAATGGTGAGGCTATACGGAGCGAAGCTGGTCGAGAATGTAGTTCAAGGGCTGGCACGCATCATTGTCATGCAGCAGATGTTGAAAGTCGCCAAGCGATACTACGTCACACTGCCAGTGCACGATGCCGTCGCAGCGGTGGTGCCAGAGGAAGAGGCGGAAGAGGCAAGGAAGTACGTCGAAGAGTGTATGCGTTGGGTGCCGCAATGGGCGGCAGGGTGTCCGATCAACTGTGAGTCAGGAATGGGGAAGAATTATGGGGAATGCTAAGGAGATACGAAATGGGATTTAAACTAATGGCTACTGGTGTTTTGTTACTTGTCATGCTGATCATCATATATTCAGCTACCAAGGAGGATGACTTACCTGAATGGGTTTATGTGGTGCATGGTGGACTTGGTGTCATTTCATTGCTGCTGATCTTTGTCGGCGGCTTCGTCGCTATCTGGGCTTAACATGACTTCAATCCCGCCGTGGTCGTTCAGTAGGCTGAAGGACTTTAAGACCTGTCCGAAGAAGTTTTTCGAGATCAAGGTAGCGAAGAATTTCAAGGAGCCTGAGTTCACAGAGGCTACCATGTATGGTTCCTCATTCCATGAGGCTGCTGAGCACTACATCAGAGACGGCACACCGCTGCCGCAGCACTTCGCCTACGTCAAGCAGCATCTAGACACACTGCGGGGGATTGAAGGGGATAAGTACTGCGAACATGAGATGGGACTGACGAAGGAGTTGGCACCCTGCGGATTCAAAGACGATGGTGTCTGGTGCCGGGGTATCGCTGATCTGCTGATCGTCAAGGGTGATAAGGCGTGGGTGCTGGACTACAAAACTGGGAAGTCGGCGAAGTACGCTGACACTGGGCAACTTGAGTTGATGTCATTGCTTGTCTTCAAGCACTTCCCAGAAGTGAAGAAGGTGAAGGGTGGGCTGTTGTTCGTCGTTGCGAACAACTTCATCAAGGCAGCATATGATGTAGCCCAGGAGCATGTATACTGGCGGGGATGGATGGAGGATGTACACCGCCTTGAGCGGGCCTACGAAACGGGGGTGTGGAATCCCAACAAGAATGGGCTGTGTAAGAAGTGGTGTTATGTAACTACGTGTCCGCACAACGGAGGTGGGCGGTGAAACCGCTTGACAACCCGGTCAGGGCCGGGTACGCTGCCCGAGCCAGCGTGACGGATTCATGAGGTGATATCTTGCCTTACAAAAACCCTGAAAAAGACCGTAACTACCGGGCCGAGTATGAGAAGTTTCTCGCCCTTGGTGGTCGAAAGAAGCAGACAGAGCGGCAGCGTGCTCGTAGGGCATGGGATAAGGAACATGGCAAGGAAAGTCGTGAAGGCAAGGCACTCGATCATGTGACTCCGATTAAGCACGGTGGAAAGAGTAGCCCGGGGAACATCAAGCTGACTGACTTCTCTGCAAACTCCTCCCGCAATTTTAAGACTAAGAAAAAGTAACCCCGCTTCGCGGCGATTCGCACCCGTAAGGTGCTTGGTGCTCGCTGGGATTCCCCCATCGGGCTGTTTGACCATCTGGAGACTAAAATGCGAATAACCCTTAAATTCATACATGAAACATACATCACAGAAGAGCAGTTAGAGAACTACGGTGGGGCGAAGACATTAGAAGAAGCAGTAGCGTATCTAGTTCGCTCGTTTGATAGTGGTGTTCTTACACCATATGACTTCTCTATTGATATGAAATTGCTGGGTATTATAGGAATCGAAAATGCCGAAGTTGTGTGTAATTGATCTCGAAACGTTAGGCACCCGCCCTGGCGACACCATCCTATCAATCGGATCCTGCCTATTCGACGTGGAGCGAGGGATCTACTCTGAGCAGTACGTCACCATCTCACAGGAGAGCAGCAAAGCGGCAGGGCTGCGTGCACAGCGCAGCACCATTGAGTGGTGGGCGAAACAGAGCAAGGAGGCTCAAGCCGCTGCGTTCAAGGGGGAACTCTCCCTTGAGAGTGCGTTAAAGGTATTCAGCATGTGGTTGCCTGATCACGACAGCGTGCTGGTCTACGGCAATGGTGCCAATTTCGACAACGCCATGCTGGCAGCAGCGTACCGAGCCCTGAAGCAGGATCCTCCATGGAAGTTCTGGAACGACCGCTGCTATCGCACCATCGTGGCAATGCACCTGAAGCACCGGGTGGAGAGAGTCGGCACTTATCATAATGCCTTGGACGATGCGAAGACGCAGGCGCTGCGGTTGATCGACATAGCTAAGGGTGGGGTGGAACTGAAATGAGGAAATTCAAAACTGATTACGCAGGATCATGGTTCGGCTACTGCAAGTCCGTGGAGTCAGCCATCATCGCTGCAACGAAGCACATCGTGAACGACGGGTATACCCGCTGCACCATTACTGACCGCGAAAGCGGGCAAGACGTAGCTCGGATCAAGCTGAGTGATGATCGCAAGAGGGCGGTGATTGAAACGACTTCGCCGTTTAAGAAATGCACGTAATTCAGAATAGGGCGCTGGTCGTCAAGACCAGAAAGCCTGAACGCATCACTGCTACGATACCGAAGTCCAAGGTCATCGGGACCAAGGGTGACGTATCGGCAGTGATGGTGTACTTCGGGTTGGAGGAAGTGCAGGTACTGAAGAACCTCGGCATGAAGGGGGTACCGTCCCCCATCATGTACCGTTATAACTGGCCGGGGATGTTTAAGCCATTCGAACACCAAAAGGTAACTTCAGAGTTCCTAACACTACACCGTCGAGGATACGTATTTAATGACCCTGGGACAGGTAAGACAGCATCAATCGCATGGGCTGCTGACTACCTAATGAAGCTCAGCTTTCTACGCAGGGTGCTGATCATCTGCCCGATGTCTATTATGTCTGCGGCGTGGAGGGCAGACCTGTTTAAGACACTCATGCACCGCAGGGTTGACATCGCCCATGGAGATCGGAGGAAGAGAGCGGCAGTCATTCAGTCAGACGCTGAGTTCGTGATCATTAACTACGACGGAGTGGAGATTGTTCAGGAGGAACTACGACAGGCGCAGTTCGATCTCGTAGTAGTTGACGAAGCTAACGCATTAAAGATACACACGACCAAGCGATGGAAAGCAATCAATTCCCTACTAACCCCGTCTACATGGCTATGGATGATGACGGGGACACCTGCTTCGCAGTCCCCCACGGACGCGTATGGCTTAGCGAGAATGCTCAGTCCGTCCTCCGTACCACACAACTTCTATTCCTTCAGGGACAAAGTAATGTGGAAAGTGACGACCTTTCGCTGGGTACCGAAGGAGAACGCACAGGAGGTGGTGAGGCAGGTACTTCAGCCAGCGATTCGGTTCACGAAGGATGAGTGCTTGGATCTGCCAGAACTTCTCTACACCGACCGTGATATCCCGCTAACGCCGCAGCAGAAGAAGTACTACGACTTCATGAAAGAACGCTTCATCATGGAAGCGGCGGGGGAGACAGTCACTGCGGTTAATGCGGCGACGAACCTGAATAAGCTCCTGCAAGTCAGCAGCGGTGCGGTGTACACCGACGACGGTAAAACCGTCGAGTTCGACATCAAGACCCGGTATGAGGAACTAAAGGATACGATTGACCAGAGTACGCACAAGGTACTTGTCTTCGCCCCATATCGGCATGCTATCGGGGTGCTGGAAGAGCGGCTGATCAAGGACGGGTATAAGGTCGCTGTGATTCACGGTGGTGTGAGTGCGAACCAACGCACAGAGATATTCCAGTCATTCCAGACTACCCCTGACCCGCACGTGCTGATCATCCAGCCTGCGGCAGCGTCCCACGGGGTGACTCTGCATGCTGCGAACACGGTGGTGTGGTGGGGGCCAGTGACCAGTGCGGAGACGTACACACAGGCGAATGCGCGGGTACACAGGGCGGGGCAGAAGAACCCATGCCTAGTGGTACACCTCATCGGCTCACCTGTAGAAAGGAGAGTGTATAAAGCGTTGCGTGAAAAGGTGGAGTTCAGTTCGGTCCTGTTGGATCTGTACAAGGAGGCGATTGATGAATGACGTATCATACGACGCAAGAGGCAAGGCAGTAGTAGATGTCTTCTACGACAAGAAGCCTGCCGGATATCTATTTCATGGAACTAAGGGGTGGTATTACATCGGCGAAGGCGCCGGCCCTCCTCTTACCTGCTGGGCACTCAGGGACATCGCAGCGGCCCTAGATCGGCGTAATGCGATCCATTTCCCGGGGATTCCTGCAAAAATCGAAGAAAGACCTAGCGAACAACTCAGGCTTGACTTCAGCGAGAGTTCAGGTGTAGACTGAGTACACCGACGAAGTGGCAGCGAAGCGAAGGAGACCAACAATGACAACTGAAACCCCTACCGTTCCTACCGAACGGTATGTGAAAGCCTACATCAAGATGCGCGACAAACGTGCGGAGATCAAAGCTGCCTATGAGGCAGATGATGCGAAGATCAAAGAGCAAATGGAGATGATCGAAGGGCACCTACTGGGTGTCTGCAAGGCGGCGGGGGCGGATAGCCTGAAGACCGCTGCAGGAACGATCATTCGTGGTGTCAAGACCAACTACTGGACTTCCGACTGGGAAGCCATGCATGCTTTCATTAAGGAGAATGACGCACTAGAACTTCTTGAGAGGCGGGTAGCACAACGTGCAATGGGTGAGTTCTTGAAGGAGCATCC